TCTAATCTTTGTTGCGGATATTTCTTGTATTTCTTTTGGTAATACAATCTCTTCTATCTTGTATCCAACGTCTCTACCATAACATATGTTTGTAATATTAGGTACTTTTATAACGTCAAATTGACCAACGTAATCTTTTAATTTTTCTTCAATACGTTTTTTAATATCCTCAAATACAAATGGATTATTATCTGTTTGTGGCATTGATCTAACCATAATAACAACCTGACCTGTCTTTTTTAATATTTCTTTAAATAAAGCTAAATGTCCATCGTGAAATGGCTGCCAGCGTCCTAACATCTGTGCTGTTGGTTTAGAGTAATCCATGTATCTCCTTTATTATGTTATCGTAGTTAAAATCTTTTATCTCAAAGTCTACCTTTTTAGGTTTCTCAAATACTTTATTAGTATCTTCAAATCTTCCTTTATCAATTGTATTCATCCAAATCTTCATATCATAGAAAGATCTATAAGATTCAAAGGGACAAACAAAGTCTACAACTACATGATTAACTGCAAGATCGCACATAGTCATCATACGATTCGCTTGTCGTTTACGACCATTCTCTGTAAAATCCCAATCTTCAAATAGCTTTCTAATTTCATCAGCATTAAAGTGTGGTATCTTTTTATTCTCAACTAACTTTTTAGCAAATGTAGTTTTGCCTGATCCTGGTAATCCAAATATTAAAATCTTCATAACTTTATATGTCCATACTTATCTATAATACGTTTTGGTATCATAGCTTTATAAGGATTGTCTTCCTTTCTAACCTCTTCTTTAATAATGTGCATCTTGTTTCCAACGATGGTATCGTCATAACCTATACCATTAATATTAATCTGTTTCAAGTTTTTAAATGCATGTTTGTAGTTAGGTATATTTAAAAATTTATATACTTTACTTATCTCAATTTCTGGTTGAGTGACTAAATCATCATATCTTAAATAATGACAAAGTTCTGGATAGTTAAAAGAATTCTTTATGGCTTCTAAATCTTTTGCAATAGCACCATCCTTATTCATTAGCATAGATAATTTTTGCTCTATAGTTGTATGACCATATTTATTTGGAAAAGCGGTTGGTTCATTTTCAAACCATTTAATATAAGATGCTAATACATCCATTAAATCCCGAAGAATAATAATTACTTTAAATGGACGTTTGAAATGATTTTGCATCAACATAAAATTACCAGGTGTCATTACAGGACCTCGATCAATAATATAACGCTGCGGCCAATCTTTATAAAAGACATCAAAGACAGAATCTAATACGTTATCTAATGATTTGTGATCTGGATAGTTTTGAAAAACATCAGTTTGTTTAAGAAGAAATATATCCTTCATAATTTCTAATGTAATAGAATTTGCAGTCACTACCAAATTAGGATTTTGGTTCATGATGGATGCAAATAAAGTATTACCTGATCTTGGTAATGCTACTAGAAAGAATAATTCTTTAGTCATTTCTAAATGATCTATAGCACTTTCTTAAATAATTTTAAAGTCTTATTTTAAAGAACCGTTTGTTTTATGCTGAATACCGAAAGTAGGTTGGCTTGGTTGTAATAGTTTTTTATCACTCATTTCTCTTTCAATAGTTTTTAATTGACCAAGAACATTAAATACTTCTGCTTGTGAAGAACCTGGAGTTAATGTTTGTACTTTATTTTGCATAATCTGATGATATGATTCTAATTGATGTAAATTTACATCTTTAGTATTAAACGTTCCATCATTAAATTCTTTTTTCAAATTAGACCACATTTGAATTTCTCGCATACGATCTTTAGCTGTTAATTCCATATTTGCTTTTGCATAAAGTTTTTCATCTAAATCTATTTTATAACACTCTAATTTATATTCATCTGTTTCAGTTTCTAATTTTTTTTCTAACCATTTAATCTTTGCATCATTACGTCTATAATCAAATGAGAGTGACATTAAATTTTCTAAAAATACATTTTGTTCTCTAACACATTGCCAGTATTTAGAAGCATAAGTTGGATACTTTGCATCTTGAAGAACTGAAATTCTAGCTTCTGTTTCTGTTCTAAATATTTGTTTTTTTGTCCAAGTGTCGCGAAGTTCATCAACAAGAGATTTGAAATTAAACATATCTTCTTTTGTTAAAAGATTGTTTAAATTAGTTTCTTCTTTTTGAATTAATTCCTTTATGTCTTTTTTCTCAATCATTAAGATTATACTATACTAATTCTTTATGTAATTAAAGGACTATGTTGCAGTTACTGTTCTATTTGTGGCAGCTCCACCGCCACTATATTCTTCTGTTGCAGTTTGACTTCCCGTTGTAATACCTGCAAAAATAATACCCGCAGCTGCAGAACCTGCTGCTCCAGCAAAACCAGATCTTGCAAAAGAGGGAGATCCACCTGTAAAAAATGCTGATCCGTTATATTCTTGTGTAGTACCTCCTCCATCACCTCTTACTATTAAAGCTGATGTTTGTGTACCACCTCCTACGCCTCCAGATATTGCATTCATATTTATACCTGCTGTCCAAGATGTACCATCATAGTTTTGAGTATTTATGGTATATACTACTCCATCACCACCACCCATACCGAAAGCAGCAGTTTGAGTTCCTGAACCAACTGGAGCCGATCTTATTGCAGCTAAATTTCCTCCTGCTGACCAAGCAGTTCCATTGTATTCTTCTGTGCTTGCAACAGGACCAGGATCACCACCAAAAGCTAAAGCTGATGTTTGTGTTCCTGCTGCTCCTGAAGAACCTCTTGCTGTCGCTAAAGCTCCTCCACCCGACCAAGCTGTTCCATTATATTCTTCCGAAGCTGTAATATAACCTGCTAAAAAACCACCAATTGCTAATCCTACAGTTTGAGTGCCTGCTCCTGCTCTATTAAAAGCTGCATTAGCCATACTTCCGCCATTGGTCCAAGAAGTTCCATCGTATTCTTCTGTAGCTGCTGTATAAGAGGGAACATATCCACCAAAACCTAATGCTGCAGTTTGAGTTCCAAGACCTCCAAGAGCATATCTAGCAGTATTCATATTTCCACCGCTAGCCCATGTTCCTGTTGTAATACCTCTATACTTTAACGCAGGCGTTGCTGAATTAAACCACACCTGTCCCTTAATCGGGTTAGATGGATCTGCAGATACTACATTAATCTTACCACCAAATATTTGATAATATGTACTCATGTTGCTGATACCGTTCTAGTTACTGTTGTTGCTCTTGTAAATTCTTCTGTGTTTGCAACTTGTGTTGTTGTATATCCACCAAATGCTAAAGCAGAACTTTGAGTTCCTGCTCCACCTAATGACTCTCTTCCTGTAGTCATATTTGCACTATTTGTCCAAGAAGTTCCATCGTATTCTTCTGTTTGATTTTTTGGAGATATTTGTCCACCAAAACCTAATGCTGCAGTTTGAGTACCTGCTCCTGCCATAGAAGCAGTTGTTGTATTTAAATTTCCACCCGCTGTCCAACTTGTGCCATTGTATTCTTCTGTAGCATTAGTACCAGCTGTTCCATTAAAACCACCAAAATTTAAAGCCGATGTTTGAGTTCCAGCTCCTGCATTATATGCTATAACTGCAGCTAAATTTCCACCAGCTGTCCAACTTGTGCCATCATATTCTTCTGTGTTTGCATAATAAGTAGGGGCTAATACTCCACCAAATGCTGCAGCAGAAGTTTGTGTGCCTGCTCCTGCTAAATATCTTCTTGCAGTTGCCATAGTTCCTCCTCCTGTCCAAGCTGTTCCATTATATTCTTCTGTTGATCCTATAATAACTCCACCCGTATTTTGACCACCAAAAGCTAAAGCAACAGTTTGTAATCCACAACCCGCTAAATATCTTCTTGACGTTCCTAAATTTCCTCCACCTGTCCAACTTGTTCCATCATATTCTTCTGTTGCATTAGTAATACCAGTAAGTGATTGTCCACCAAAACCTGCCGCCGCTGTTTGTGTTCCCGCACTTCCAACACCATATCTAGCTGTAGCTAAATTTCCACCACTAGCCCAAGCAGATGGAGTAGTTTCTCTAAATTTTAAAACTTTAGTTGTGGAGTTATACCACACTTGTCCGTTGATCGGGTTTGATGGATCGGATGCCAAGACATTAACTTTACCACCAAAGATTTGAGAATATGTGCTCATGATGCTGTTACCGTTCTAGTTATTGCTGCAATAGAACCTGTATATTCTTCTGTGGCTGCTGTGTTAACTCCTGATATTACACCGCCGAATCCTAAAGCTGATGTTTGTGTACCAGCTCCACCTAAAGCATATCTTGCCGTTCCTAAAGATGCTGTACTTGTCCAACTTGTTCCATTGTATTCTTCTGTAGCTGCTAGAGAAACTGTTGTAGCACCACCAAAAGCTAAAGCTAATGTTTGTATACCTGCTCCTGCTAAATTAGCTCTACCTGTGTTTAAATTTCCACCTGCTGTCCAACTAGTTCCATCATATTCTTCTGTTTGATTTAGTGGAGATATATTTCCACCGAATGCTAAAGCAACGGTTTGAGTACCACATCCATCTAAATATCCCCTAGCTGTTGCTAAACTTCCTCCTGCTGTCCAAGCTGTGCCATTGTACTCTTCTGTTGCAGATTGATTAACTGTTGTATAACCACCAAAAGCTAAAGCAACGGTTTGAGTACCACATCCTGCTAATGATCTTCTTGCTGTTCCTAAATTTCCACCACCAGTCCAAGCAGTTCCATTATATTCTTCTGTTGCTGCAGTATTAACTCCTGTAGCAATTCCACCAAAAGCTGCTGCAGTAGTTTGTGTTCCACATCCGCTTAAAAGATATCTTGCAGTACCTAAATTTCCACCACCTGACCAACTTGTTCCATTATATTCTTCTGTAGTTGCAACTCCTATTCCTGAACTTCCACCCGCACTTAATCCTGCTGTTTGTGTACCAGCACCTGCTTGAGTTTGTATTGCAGTTCCCATGTTTCCACCTGTTGCCCAAGCAGCTGGAGTAAGACCTACTCTATATTTTAAAAGTTCCGTTGTGGTATTATACCAGATTTGACCTTCTATAGGATTGGATGGATCTGCGGATACGACATTAACTTTTCCACCAAAGATTTGATAATATGTACTCATAGTTTAAACATTTTAAATATTTATTCTGGTAATACGATATCATTGGGTCTTGCATTTTGTTTTTTTCTAAAATCATCTGCTGGTAAAGCATCCCACGCTGCTTGTGCAATTTGTACTTGTTCAGTTACGATTGCTTGTGCTTCTTGTACAGTTTTTCTAACTCCTGCAATACCATTGATCCATATATTTGCATTTCTATCGTTTGCTGGAACTTGCCACACGTTGCCTGGAAAACCAGAGATTGAAAATTTAGTTGCATCATCATGAGTGATAAAACCTTTACCCCAACATTCTGCTACACAATATTGATAATTTTTATTTGCCATAGTTTCTCCTTTTAATTATTTTGTAATAACCAACCTTGAGTATTATCTGTAAATACTAGCGTAAGTCCAGCTCGTTCTTGGTTTACGATTAAATCTTCTGCTAAACCTTGTATAGGTTTGCCGTTTCTTGCTATTGTTAAATTGTTAGTGTCAAAAGTTGCATTGTAATCAATGAATGATATAAAATCTCCAAGTGTTGGAGAAGCAGGAAGCGTTGCTGTAATTACACCACCTGATGTATTTACAAAATAACCATTCTTAGATACTACAGTAAGACTTGATGTTACTACTGCTTGCCACGCGGCGCCACCTGTAACTGTTGCAAAAGATAAATTTCCTGAACCATCAGTTTGTAATACTTGGTTTGTGGTTCCTGTTGCTGTTGGTAATACTAGTGTGTAAGATGAAGAAACAGTTGTTGGAGATTTAATTCCAACGTATTGACCTCCTGTTGCATCTTCAAATCTAGCTTCATTTTGATTTACTAAATTTATTTGTGATAATTGTGAATTTATATCCGTAACATTTGTTCCATCAGAATATAATAATTTTATACCTTTATCAGTGGCTGCAAAAGTAGCACCTGTTCCTGAAGTTGTTTTAAACGTAACTTCAAAAGAACCTGATGTTGAATTTTTAACGGTATAAACTTTTTCAATACTATCTGGAATAATAACATTAACTGAAGAAGTTAAAGTTCCTGTTAAATTTAAAACGGCGTTTTTACCATTTGATAATGCACCATTAGAAAAAGCTAAAGTAGCACCTGTTGTTGCATTTAATGAAACTGATTCATAACCAGCAATTGATTGCTGTAGAATATTTAAATTTGTATTTGTGATATCTCCCCATAATCCGGCGTTTTCGCCAGTAACCATGAGTTCTAGTTTAAGGTCTGTAGAATAACTTGATGCCATATTAATTCCCTATGCTTGTTTATTAAATTTATGCAGCCGTGTCAATCTCCGTCCAATTCGCTGGAGTTCCTGTATTAACAACTGTCCAAATTTGATTATTAATACTATTTAGTGATATAGTCAACGTATTTCCTGTTACATTTACATTGGCATTTGCTGTTAAATTTACGCTACCTAAAGCTGATATTAATTGTTGACCGGTTACCTCTGCATTTGCTGTTGCAATAACTACTGTTCCTACAGCTAAAGAAGCAGTCATTCCAATACCTACAACTATAGCATCTGGTGAAGGATCAACATCTCCTAAATTAGATGTTAATTGTTGTCCGGTTATATTAACATTAACATCTGTAAATGCTGTAACTGAATTTAAGTTAGTAGTTAATAATTGACCTGTTACATCAACAGGAGTGTTTAATAAAATTTCAATTGAATTTAAATTAGCTGTTAATTCAAATCCTACTAATTCAATCGGATTTGATGCAATAGAGATACTTACATCACCTAAAATAGAAGTTAATTCTTGACCTGTTACATCAACTTTTACATCTGTAAAAGCTGTAACTGAATTTAAAGTAGCTGTTAATTCTTGACCGACAAGAGCAACATCAGGACCTGGATCAATGTCACCTAAAGTAGTTGTTAATTCTTGACCGGTTAAATCAACATTAGCATTTGCTAAAGGTGTAACTGAATTTAAATCAATGGTTAATTGTTGTCCTGTTACAAGAACATCTATTCCAATTGCAACGGAAACACTTTCTAAATTAATATTGAGATTATTTATGCCGCCAAAAGTCCCTTGACCCCAAGTATCTTCACCCCAAGCTGTGTCAGTTGGACTAATTACTTCAGTTGGAATATTTTCATTCCAAGCTCCCTGTCCCCAGGTGCCTCTACCCCAACCGTCAACAATAGCCATGCTGAACTCCTATTATCCGGAGATTCTTAAAATAGCTGCTGATGATGTATCTGCTGGGAATTGAACTGTGAATGTTCCAGCCGTTGCAGTTTTATCTCCACCAAAATCTAATACGGCAACTACTGCATTTGAGTTTGATGTATTGTAAATCAAACATCCTGCTGCAGTTAAAGTAACTCCTGTAAAAGATATATCTGCAAAATCTATAAATGCAACTCCTGAAGAAACTAAAGGTGATATATTTGTTAAAACTCCACCACCTGTTGTATACTGACCAGTGTTTGCAACTTCATTTGTTGAAGTGTAAACAGTTGTTGCAGAAGTAAAAGATGCTGCAGAAGTGTATAGAGCAAGTTTAAAAACATTACCCGTAGTAGCTGTAAAATTATGACCACCTTCTAGTAGTTGTTGTTTAAAACTATTTGCAATTGCATTTCCTGTAAACGCCATATTTATCTCCTAATTATTATCCTTGTTTTTGAATCTGAGGTGAACCTTCTTGGAATTCATCTCGTCTTCTTCTTCCCATTTGTTCAATAGAGAATCCTTGTAACGCCGATTGATACTTTTGTTCATAGAACTGAATCATATCAGCAGGACCCTTTAAAAAACCATACGCCTCAACAAGGCATGCATATAATAAACCAGAGGGAAATTGCTGACTTAAATATGTTGTCGTATTATTAGCAGATAATCCTGCTGGCTTCAAGGTATAATTTAATTGCATCGTATATGTCAAGTCTGGAATAGGTGCTAAAACTATATTTCCTTCATCCCAATAACTAAAATACTTAGGTAATCCTGTTGCATTAGTAGCATTATATTCATTAATAAAGCCTGTATCTCTATATTCTACTACAGCGTTACCTCCAGTATAATTACCTGAAGGAATAATTTGAGCTTCTCTAATAATTAAAGTTTGATCTGTTAATAAAGGAGTACTTACATAAGGTTGACCTGCAATAATAGTCGCTGTTGCATATTTTCTATTATTATCAGAATCTACATCTCTTTGAATTCTCCATTCAGCATCTAATATAAATCCATTTACAATAGTTGATGTAAATACATTTGAATCAACTTCTGTGTAATCTCTAATTTTTTGTACTAGTTCTGCGTATGTCATATTAAGCCTGTAAAGTTACTGGTCCTGCAGAACATTGTGCTCCACCACCAGAAACATTTCC